CCCCCCCCCAGTAAACATTTAACAAAAGGTTTACGTCGGATGTGAAGATGCTTGTTAATGTTAACAAGTATTATATACCTGCGACCCATAGGACTGTTATGGACGGAGATGAAGACCACTGGGCTGAAGTATGGGCAACGAAAACTGATGATTTTTTAGCAGGATATTGTTTTGCTGAAGATACTGTGTTTTATGAACACAGTTATGAATTTAGTCAACATCATTGTGATCATATTGGACTTGTTTATTATTGGGATGATGAACAATGAAATTGCCTATGGCAACAACCCCATGTATTAGATGTGGTTACACATATTGTGGGTGTTGGAGATGAATCAGCAGAAACGCCACTGGTGTTCTACGGTATGGCCTAAACATATGGGATATGAGGCCACTGATGATGAAGCGGAACTTATTGACGCCTTTACAACGTTCTGGGAGGAACTCACAGACGCTCCCGGCTTGAAGTATGCCGTCGGTCAAATTGAACGAGCGGATACGGGGAGTCTTCACATACAAGCGTATACTGAATGGGCAACGTCGAAAAGACGATCCGAAGTATACAAGATACTCCCGTCCAATCTCGATTACCGTCGTGGTAGTAGAGACGATGCACGTGACTACTGTCGTTCTAAAGTGTGGAAAGGGAAGGATAAAGGCCAAGTGAAACGTTTACCCGAAATAGGGGAATGGAGAAAGGAAAAATCTGCAGATTTTTCTCCAAAACAAAGAGCACTCGCCCTGCTACGGCAGGGTTTATCTCCTGCTGAGATTTGCTCACAAGACTCTGAATGCTATTTTACGCATTGGCGATCCATAAAGGCAGTTTATGAGTCATCTTTGATGAAACCCTTATTAGCCGTCGGCGAAGAGGAATAATCATGGCCCGCCGTAAATCCTCCCGTAGAGGTTCTAAGATCCAACCTGCTGTTATGACTTTGTCTTTTGCTACTGCTTCAAGTCCTGCTGGTGTTCGACAGCGTTCTTATGTGGATTTGTCTCAGGTTGCTTCTTTGGTAAATCGCCGTTTTTACAGGCAAGGAATTAATTGGGCTGTTGGTGGTTTCAAAGTTTCTGCTTTGAAATCTGGTGCTGTATCTATTTACAAACTCCCTAATACTTGGGTTATGTCCAATGCATGGGAGAAAGGTTTCCGTGCTTGGCAACAGATGAATAACGAGGCTCTTGCTGAGGCTGAATCAATTCGTCCTAAGTTCCTTGATTTTAAGATTTTTGCTGATGCGGATCACCATACTGCTGGTTTTGCTAATAATCTCCTCCCAGTTTCTGTTGATACCGGTGGTGTTGGTGTTGTTGCTACTCCCGGTGAATGGGAGTCTTCTAAACTTCGTATTCCTGTTGGTGTCGCTGCTCCCGGTGATACTACCGAACGTGAAATTATTGCTGTCGGTGCTAATTATCCCGGTGGTGCTCCTGCTGTTTCATTGATTGAAGGTTATGCCGCTTCTCGTGCTCTTCCTGATATTGAAGATCCGAATACACCCGGTGATGCTGATTCTGCTACTGGTTTGACTCCTCAGAATTGGTTGTCTGCTTTACAATCTGAAGGAACTGAACAAGATTCTGCTGTTTTGGCTGATATGCAAACAGAGAACAATATCGCACCTTATCCTTTCGAGAATGATGGAACTGCTGTTGATACTATGTATCCGGGTGGTGCTAATCAACTTCAGGGCTTAGAATGGCATGATTTTGTTACTATTTTTGAAGCGAATGCTACTAATGGTATTGGAATTCAACGTCTTAAAGGAGGAAATTTCCCTTGTGGTCTCATTGCTATTGATTGGACTCCTGATAGTGCTGCTAATATTCTTATTCAAATTGATATGGTCCCCGGTAATCACCGTGGTTACTTGTGTGAACCTATGACGGAGATGTGATATTATGACACCTTCTCCTGAAATTGAAACTGTCAAGAATACTGTCACTGCTGCCAGTATTTTTTCTCATCTGAAAAATAACAGACTTGAATATCTTGGTCTGGTTATCCTCTGTCACTTGCTTGGTGTCAGTGATCGTGTTCTGGCACAAGTCAATGGAGTGTGTTTTTGATGGCTAAATATAATTACGGAAAAACTTTCAAGAAAAACGGAAAAATGATGCGATATAGGTATACTAATCGTAGAAAATCTACTAAGAAATTGGTTCCTGCCAAGTCTTCTAAGAAACGATCGTATCGGAAGCGATATTGATGGATGCATGTCCTCGTTGCGGTTCAGGTGATGTTGCCCGAGTACTTGTACAGGCATATGACATCAACCATTGCATCTGCAATGAATGTTTGAAGGAGTGGATTGAATGATTTTTTTCCTGCAGGAAGAAAAATTGAAAAACATAGTATATAATACCCTATGCTTCTTTTATAAGGGGTGCTTTGAATGACCTCTTATTTTGAGATTGGTGGCCATATTGTTCAATGTGAAACAACACTTCAATCTCCTTTATCCGGTGGCACTACTCGTAGTCAATTTCGGATTCCTGATTCATTCGATGTTCGAGCAGCATATGCTGAGCGTCCTGTTGAACTTGCTAGTCCTAGCGTTTCAACTTCGACTCCATCGAAATCTAATCAGATTAAACGTATGATCGGTTCTACCATGATCCGTACTGGAGTGGCAATTCTCCTTGTTCCTGACCCTATCCCCGTTATTGACGAGGTACTTGGGGCAGGTCTCGTTTATGGCGGGGCTTATGTAATGAGCACCGCTGACTGAGCCGAAGGCGAATTGGGGGGGCACATCACCCGGCGAGCCTGAGCCGGAGAGTCCGGCTCGCCGAACGGACTTTTTTGTCGATGTATTATTACCCCCCCCCAGTAAACATTTAACAAAAGGTTTACGTCGGATGTGAAGATGCTTGTTAATGTTAACAAGTATTATATACCTGCGACCC